CCGTATGCCAGTTATAAAACTGACCAAACCCGTATTCTAAATACTGAAGTGCTTCCATTTCACCGTTAAGATCAAAGTTTAGCCACCTATCATTTAAGTGCTCTACACGGTCTTGAATTTTATCATGTACCCATGAATTATTCGGCTCCCTGTACAGCCATGATAGCTTGCAATTTCTAGCTAATTTATCCTTCAACGATTTTTGTACGGACAACACCTGCCCCTTACCCATAGAGCTTTCACTCGCGAGCTTGCAGATGTCATCACATTCTTCTTGGTTGAATAAATCAAACCAAGTGAACTGATGTATATGTTTCATTGAGAGCCCGCTTTCTTTAAGCGGCGGTCTATCTCTCTCTTGATATAAAACTCAGCTTTCTTCAGATCTTCAATGGGCACCTCGTGCTTATCATCACAACGCCAAACGTATTTAACTACGCTTCCCAAGTTGAAGTTCATGTGTTCTGTTATTTGAATACACTCAATACCTGATGGATGCTGAGTGTAGTGTGGTGGATGGTTCACCATATCCACTTCGTTTTGCTCTGTATCTGTAGCAATTTTTACCGTCTTACCAACTTCAGTTTTGGTCACGGTGTCGAAGGGGTATGAGTGAGCATATATTTCCTTTTGTTCCTTTGTGCTCATTAGTGTTTCCTGTGTTTTTTTGGATCGAATTTAATAACATTAAGGTCATTTTTATTTTGCTCCTTAATGCGCCTCGTTAACTCCTCGTCAGGTTCAAATCCGATCTCAATTTCATAATCGTATTCGTCCTCTTCTCGTGGCTCAAAGCCATCGAACCCGGGAGCGGATCTCACAATTTTACCAGCGGCAACAACGTTCTCAGTCTGCGTGTTAATGATTGCGTATATACCAGCCAGTATATCTTGTAAGAATTCTACAGTGTCTTGGGGGTACTCTTCATCGAAACTCCAGCCGCCGCTGAAGAGCATACGCCCTTCTTCATCAACTGATATTTCCAGCAATATTGCGTTCGGCATGAAGTCATCATTGTCGTTCATTTTACGCCCCTAAGCCCATTTATAATTTTTAAAGAAGGTCTGTTTTTGCGCTCTTTAATCCATTCCAGAGGAACGAGTTTATCAGCGCATTTAAAACCGTAGCGGTCACACCACATTTGATAGGTGGTATTGGAACCCTTACGGATCTTGCCCTTACTATTAGTGAAGACAAAACGCAGACAAAGGTCTGGGTACTGTTCCTTCAGAAGCAAATGTTTGCGTCTATCTTCCAGAGTGAAGCGGCCCTTGGTTTCAATTACGATACCGTTAGGCAACAAAAAGTCTGGTGTATAGAAATGGTCGGATTGTGGGACAACATATGGAATACGAAAACATTCGTACTCTGCGTCCACTCCTCGGTTAGCTAAATCTGCCTGTACCTTCTCCTCAAGACCAGAACGGTAGCCATTAGCTATCGCCCTAGCCCGAGGGTTGAATTTATTCTTTTTCATTTTCATTATATTCCGAATACCAGTAGTACCGAGGGCTCTTAGCCTGTGAGCCTGTTTGCGGCTTATACTTTGCATCCGGCCAACAATGGCTCGTGAATGAACAGAATGTGCACGTTGTATGTAGACGTTTGTTCCCTGTGGGTTTGCCACGGAAGAACTCATTAGAAGGCTCAAAACAACGTTTGAATTCCTTATCTAAATTAACAACGTTGATGCTATTTTCTATCCGAGCTTCTAGCTCTTCTAGTTCCTGTTTATTCGGCGTGGCTTCCACCACACTAAGCTCACCTGTACTTTTGTTAACGACAATCCATCCGCCAAGATCCGTGCCTGTGCCTTTAGAGTAACCGAGCAATTGGGCTGTGTACCCAAACGCATCATCTTTAGCTACGCCATGCCATCCATCCTGCCACTTGTTATCGTAGGCCCACGGAGAGGAAGACTTTGTGTCAAAGGTAGCTCCATCGATTTCGATGTCGTTCTCACCTTTAATGACAGTACCAGCAATATTGTATTCAGCTTGGGACTTGCCACCAGTGATGTTAGCTCCAGAAACACGCAACAGGACTTCAACAATGCATTCAACTGCATCGCCAAACATCATTCTTAGAATGTGATTGTACGGCATCTTAGACTTCTCTACACCAGCTTTCTCCATCTGGAGTTGGCAGGTAGGACGCCCAATGTTGCTCATACGCAAACGGAAAGGTTCGTTCTTTCTATTTAACTGCTTACGCAATCCTTCTTTGAACATTTCACCAGCGGATTCAATCCACTCGTCCTTACATTCAACAGGCTCGCCATTAGACAACTTGTCCATTGTCATACGCAGTTTTGCTTCAAGGGTGTTTATAGACATCTCAATAACTCCTATAGTTAGAGGGAAAAAAGAGGGGCACGAGGGCCCCCCTAAATTCTCAAGTTATTAAGCGTCTTCGAGATCTGCGGACAGATCGTCACCAACTACCTCAGACACTGCATCAATCGCATCGTCATCCAGTTGCCCTTCACGCATAGATTTCTGGTAGGATTTCTCCACCATATCGTTTTCGCGTTTAATCAAGCCAGCCATATGGGTCATGGTGTCATAGGTTGGTTGATCAATAGGAAGGGTTTTCTTCATATCTGGTTTGAAGTGCATCACATAATATGTGACAGAACCGTTTTGCAGTTCTTCTGCACTGACATCACACCAGTAATCGTAGAAGTTTGAACCTTTAGGGATTGCCTTAATAAATTCATCCTCGAAAGGTGAGAAGTTCGATCCCTTGAGTAACATTATAGCAGGTTCATTCTCTACAGTCACGGAATTTCCGTCAGCATCCTTACCTTCGTAAGACACTAACACGCGCAACTGACGGAAACACTTAATGTCAGTAAACTTCTTCTGTTCTTCCTTCGGCATTTCACGAAGGACTTTAGAAGGTGGCTTACCACAACGCTCTCCGCCTTTCATATCACGAGCTTCACAGCGGAAGTTCGGAATGAGTAGAGTTTTGTTTGCTACCTTGTTCTCTTCTGGATCATAATGAATCCACTGGAACAATTGCGACAGTACGCGAATACGCACCTTCTCAGCATAAACAGGTTCATCCATACCATTAAGATAGAACAAACCTTCCTCTACTTTGCGGCCTTGTTTATCTTTCCGCATCGAATTTACCTTCAATTGTGGAAGGTATTCTGCACTCTTTTGTGGGATATCGTTAGCTCCCAAAAGTGCGGCAAGTTTTAGCTCTTCAGCTTTATCAACGACTGCTACTTCGCCCATATTTTTCTCCTGTGTAAGACGTATAATGTACATCTGTTAGTGTCACTAGTCAACATTAACTAGTGCCTTATCCATCCAATTTTTTCCAGCTTCCATCTCTATTGCTAGAGGGAGTACAGGTTTATAATTGAACCTTTCTTCAAGCTCTTCAGACACTTCGCTCATTGCCCATTTAAGAGCCTTAGCTACCTTGTCTCGCTCACCCGGGAACACATCCACAACGATGCTGTCATGCACTGTCAGGATTAGTTTCGACTTGAGCTCAAGCCTTCTAAATTCACGCAGAGCGCGAATGCACGACAAGGGAACAATGTCCGCTGTCGCGAATGATTGCACAGGGTAGTTAACCACGGCCGTAGCATTGGTTATTCTTCCACCACGCAATCGTTTAGCGTTTGGAAAGTAGAACTCTCGTCCAGATGGAATCCGAACAAGCCCGTCTTTCAAAACACCATCCATCAAAGTCTGATGCCAACGCTTCAAACCTTCATAAATATTAAAGTATTCTTTGAAGTACGCCTGAACGTGCGGGGGTTGCCCCATACCCAAACCGCCATAAAGGGGCGCGAATGTATAAGCCTTTGAATTTTGGCGTTTTTCTTTGGTTATTTCTGATTCAGGAACCTGATAAATAATTGATGCAGTCTGTTTATGAATATCCTTGCCTGTAAGAATATCATCAATAATTTGAGCATCCCTAGACAGTTCCCCAGCCACTCTAAATTCTAAGCCACTGAAGTCACATTCGGCAATTTCCCCGTCTTCAAATCTAGAAACAACACAACGTCTAACGGGAAATGTCCCGCCCCGTGGTTGGTTCTGGAAGTTAGGATTACTAGAGCTCAGGCGTCCAGTACGAGTAGTTGTCTGGTTAAACTGTGCGTGTAGTATCCCATCTGGTCGAGTGTAAGTCTTAATACCAGTAACAAAGCTATCCAAATATGTGTTGATAGCATTGAGCCTACGAATACCATTCAAGAACGTTATAGCGTCAAGATTATCTTTACTCTCTGCCTGTATTATTAACTTCTCAATGGTTTGCTTATCAGTCTTAAAACCGTTTATGGCCGCATCTTGAGGGCCCTCTGGGATAAGCTTTAGCCCAGCTACCTGACCTGTTTCAGTTAAGGTAAACCCTTGTCCGCCACAGGATGTGCACTTTGTAAGGTTGATCCACGGAGTGCCATCCTTTTTGTACTTTTGTATTTTCCCCTTACCTTCACAGGTATCGCAATGATAGCCGACAGTCTTCATTACTCTGCGAGTAGATTTACGAACCGTGTTGGCAAACTGCGATGGGCTCATACGAGGTGGGTAAAGGGGTTTACCGTTAGCACCTACACCAATATTAAAGGTACGTTTGTGGTATTCCTTGTCCACAATGTAGCGGCTGTACACGACTTTAGTCATATCAATACCGCTATTCAAATTGATTGGGGTGTCACCCATCACTGAAGTGACAATATCACTCAGCGTCTTTTCAATCTGTTCCTTCTCAGCGACAAAGTCTTTCTCAACCGCGTTAAGAGCGTCCATATCAATCTTGATGCCATTGCGCTCAATCTCACACAGGAACATCATCATCTCGTTCATCAGTGTGAATACAGGCAACAGACCTTTGTTTGAGCCTTTGGATAAATCCTTTTGCTGATCCATATAAATCTCAGCGCAAGACAGAACGTCAGCTTCAGCGTACTCAATCACAGTGTCGAGGGGCATAGCCTCAAATCCAGTGCCACTTTTAAATAGCTCGTCAACCAACTCGGATTTCTTACGAGTAACATCTCTGCGTTCGGCTGTAGCTTTAAGCGACTTAGATAATGGTTGAGCCCGAGAGAAAATGTATTCACCAATCATGGTACAGTACATCTCAGGTGGGATAGGTAGCCCAGCTTCCATACAATATAACAAATCGAACTTTGCATTGTGGGCCACGCCAATTTGGGCGGACTTCAGTGCCTGAATAAAATCATCTGGTGATTCAGATTTTTCGATTTCGTTATGATAAAAGACCCGGCTGTGAACCTTTCCAATCACTCCATCTTCAATTGTAAGCCAGTGTGCGCTGACCATCTTGTTCTTCGGATTAAAAGGGCTGTTATCAATTGACCCCTCATTCCGTTGCACAGTTGTTTCTAAATCAAATACTATTATCCTCATTCAATACCCCATTTCTTTTCTGCTAAAAACCGCCACAAAGTTTCTATTGGTTTCATTTCTGTGTGGCCCATGAACAACCTGCCCCCATAACCGAAGTCATGTTTGCGGGCGTTATCTTTAAACTCTTTACGAGTGACCCAGCCGTTAATTGACATCACATCCTCGTCCTCGGTACGGCCAACCAAGATTGCGATTTCAGCCCTAAACTTTTGCATGGTGTCAAAAATTAAAGGGCCATGTTCTTCATTTGTGAATTTTACATCGACAGGAATATCGTCCATCCACAGATCCACGCCGCCATCAGACAGGACGTTGATCACAGGTGGTTCCAAATCAAATAGACGAGCTACGGCAAATTCAGCTTTGTAGCCAAAGACGTTAGCTTCTTCTCTTGTTTGACGCCCATTCTCTAGTCGAGGGTTAAAGCCCTGCATCTTACAAAGAGCGACAGTGTCCGCCCCCATAATTTCAGATGTATGGATATCTTTCCGGGTTAATCTTACTCTCATACAGTTACTCGACATATCTAGAGATTGCAGGTTGAATGTTGCAGATCACGGTGCCGTGCCAGCCAGACAACTTGTTTTTTGATATGGTCAGGTAACGAGTATTATCGGGGTCAGTGTCATCCACATCCCCAGCTTCATGTTTACCAATACCAATACACAGATCTAGCTCGGCCATCTTACCAATCTTGGAGCCTTCCATATCAAAACCTGACAACCGAGTACGGCCACGGGCTTCATTGGATGCTTGGGATACGGTAATGACAGCGCATTGCTGACGCTTGGCTAACTCACGCAGAGATCTATAAAGCTCTCGTAAACGTTCGTGTGATGCTGAGAAGGTTCCATTGATGTGAACTTTATCACCTTGGTCGATGACAACGACATCAGCCTTCATGTGTTCGATGTAGGCTTCAATCTTTTGAAGATCCCACTCTTGGATATCCTTCATGTCCAGACGGTCTTCGATAGCTAGAAAGCGGTTTCTTGCAGACTTAGGGTCAGCCACAATATCTTGACGGGTCATTCCGCCCCACGCTTGCATAGCCCGTAACATTGTACGGCGTGTCTCTTCCTCGTTCCCTAAATACAAAACCTTCGCACCCTGTTCACAGAAGCCACCGGGGCCACAAGTGATAGAGATTGCGAAGGCTGATTTGCCTGTTTCAGGTAACGCGAAGATGGTTCCAAATTCGGCTGGGCCGATGCCATAAACGTGTCTGGATAATGTGTTGATGTTGAACTTCCAGCGAGCATCATCAGATGTCATACGCAGGAGCTCTTCAATGTCTTTGGTAGTTGTCTCGCCAAAGTCGTTTGGCATCACACCCTCTCGGGCATTGTCCATTAGAGTGGACAAACGTGACATTGCGTCTGGTACGCCTTCAGTGAGTTCAATGCCAAGGTTGGCAATCTTATGACCTACTAGCCTTTTCCAAAGCTCTTTTAGTAAGTCTTGCGCTACGCCTTCTAATAGTGGCTCTTCTTTTTGAATGACCTTGAACAGGTCTGAGAATGCCTCTTTCTCTGGTCTTGTAGCTACGGGGTTATTCTTAATCCATATAGCTTCAACATCATCAATCGTAAGATCGTGTGCGTAGTTTTTGTGCCCTTCAGCGATACAGTTGTAGATATCTCTGAGTTCTTCCTCAAACAGTTTCGGACTTAAACTGCTCTTGTTTGCGGTATAAAAATCTACAGCAAGCAAGCTCTTTAGAATTTTAGTTTCCATATTTTTTGCTCTTACTAGTGCCTCGTAACGACACTTATTATAGCCCTAGTCGGGGGTACTAGCAAGAAAATTTTGACACAAAAAAACCCCGGGGGTACCGGGGCCTTGTTTTCTGACAATTTTTGTT